CTGGATTTACGCCCATAGCTTTATTAGCGCTCACACTGAACTCGGATCCTGGGAGGCATGGTGCGAGGAGAACAAGATTGCGCCGGCAGAAAAAACAATGGAAAAAGAAAAGGGGGCTTTTGGCCCCCTTTGTACTATGAACTTATGTTCTGCTTAAACGGGCTCAAATAATTCCTTGAGCGACTCTGACGGACCAGTCCTTACATTGGGCATAGGACAGAATCCATCTTTGCATTCAGTCATGTAAGCATCGGGATCGGCTGGTTCTTGTATAGATGCTTGCGCTATATCAAAAGCAATAAGACGATCCAAGTACCACTTAGCCTTCATCAAGCTTTCAACGCCTCCTTTAGAGGCTTCCCTCCAGATATATTTAATGATGTTTGCCTTTAAAGCACCACGGTATTCAGCATTTGTAAGCTGAGCCTCAATAGCTTCAATGCATTCAATGCTGCCTTGATAATGCGGGGGATGGTTAACGAGATCGGCCATGATTAGAAATTAAAGTTGTTGGCAATGAAGGCATCAAATGCTTCTGGAGCTACTGGTCGCCCCAGTTCAAGCAGAGCATTAGCGTAAAGCGTGATTTCGCTTTGTGCTCCTTCGCCACGACGAAGGCTAATGAAGTGCAAAAGAGCCTGAAGACTACAAGTCCAAACAAAACTAGTGTAGTGACAAGTGGGCAGAACGCCACGAGCCTGCTCCTTGCATACGCCAAGGGCTATGAGAGCCCCGTAAGCCTGCCGACAGGCTTGGATAGCGTCTGTGTACTGCAGAAGCGCGATGAGGGCATCCTCGCCTTCCATGGCTCCCGCAGAGGCCTGCCGATTGCTTTCTGATTGATAGCGGAATTGTGGCGGCATGTAAAACTGTTCATTTTCTGCCGAACAGTAACGAAAGCTTTTTTCATTCCAGCCAAGTTGATCGTCAACATAAGTGGAGGCAATTGTATGTTTATACCATTGTCTAGCAACAAATAATGGAGCTTTCACAAACCACTTAAAAACAACGCCACGAAAAGGCGAAGTATGTTGATGACGAGCAAGGTAATTTAAAAGCTTTCCGTCCTTATCATTCCACTCTTCACTCTTGTTATCGAATGATTGTCGAGCATCATTCACTACAGATAAACTATTTCCCATCGAGTCAACAAGTTCAAGATGGCTAATGCCATCTCCAAGCGGATCAAGACTCAGTTGCGTCATCTGGGAATAAAGGAAATGGGACGGATTCGTTGAACTGCCACTGTACCACCGATGAGAGTAGATTCATCATCCCATCGGACGACAGCGTTTTTTCTTCCATTGCATTTAGAGAATCCAAGGAAGATTCCGTACAAGGAAGTTGGCACCATACCAGCCCCCGTGAAGGCGACCAATACCACTCGTTCACCAACTTTCCAGTCATAGTTTTTGGGGCACCTTTTCAGCCTGTGTTGTTTGCTCACTGGTCGCAAGATTTTCGGGCATTCCGAACCTCCATTTTCGGCATCCTCCATAAACAAAGGACATCATTGAGGCAACATAAAGATTGATTTGCCTTAGCCTAGAGGAAAGACGAAATCAAACATGGCTTTTGTAATCCCCGTGCAGATTGCCTACAATGGGCAAAAATACAAAGGCGTCATGGGGCCATTTGAGCATTCTGCTGAACGCGAGTTTTCACTCACCGTTAGCAAGCGGGCGATCATGGAATGTGGTGATAAAGAAAAGCTCCGTGAAGTGTCTTTAAATCTGCTGTCGGCCTGGTCATCCATGCAAACAGCATTCCAAAGCTTGATGCTAGAAAACATCAATCTTCGACAAGCTCTTGATACCCAGAATCAAGATTTAGAAGCAGCCGACAAGCTACTTAAGGAAGCGGCAGAAATGATCAATGAGCAGCAATGTGAGCTGCAATCAAAGCAAGCCAGGAAGAATCTTTGGCCATGGTAGATGTAAGCAGGAAAATAGTCCAACCACTCGTATAAGCGAGGTTGTATTTCCTGCAATCTCTTTCATAGCCAGATCCAGTTACATGCCGTCCACGCATGTAAACGCCGCCTTGTATCTCGATACCAGTTCTGGACAATGGATGAGCAAAATCTAAACGATACCTCCTAGAGCGTTTGTTTTTAGAGTGGCGCTCTTGATAATCAATTTCCCACCTTTCAATATCGCTAAATTCTCGTTCAAGAATTAACGATGGATAGTGAGCCTGCCAAAGTGACAGGAACTGATCTTCAAGAGCGCTCACTAATCAAACGGCAGCTAGTTGTACGCTAGCGCTTTGATTTTGATACTTCCCATCGCCATAGGCTTTATCAACTTTATCGTTGAGCCTAAGCAGCATCACTTGCACAATTCCTTCGTTTGCATAAATGCGAACTGGGAACGTACAGGGATTGACAATGCAGATGGTCAGATGACCACACCAGCCAGGTTCGATTGGTGTGACGTTAATAATGGTGCCTTGGCGGGCATAAGTCGATTTACCATCGCAAATGCCCATCACGTCTTCAGGCATTGAAATGCGTTCAAGACTAACGCCAAGACCGTAAGACAAAGCGGGAAGAACAAAGAAAGAACTTCCGTTCTCTTCTTTCAACACTGCTTTTGTCAAAACGGTTTCATCAAAAGCTTTTACATCAAGGATGTCTGCTTTTGAGCGAAGCACGATAGTGTTTGTCGCCCGAGTGTTATCGATGATGCGAAAGTCAATCGGAGACAGTCGAAGGTCGTAACCTGCATGAGACAAGCCAAATGACAGGGCTTTCGTTCCATTCTCTAGCTGCCGCTGCTTCTCTCCAACAAAGGGAAAGAAGATGTCGTTTTCAGCAAGAGCCTGAATCTCGCGATCAGTAAGCAAGGTCATTTTGCTTTGAAGATACCTTGAAGGTAAACAAACAGAAAAGCCATGCCAGTGCCGAAGCGTGGATAGCTGAGATCTGGGAAGATGGGCTGAAGAGCCCACCATCCCAGGAACGAAAGGCCGTAAACACAAGTCATTTGAACCACTAGCGCTACAAAGTTGTAGAGCAGGGTGTCTTCTGAATTGGAATTCGGCGTGTTCATTATCAGAACAGATCCGATGAGGACGACTTAGGAGCAGAGGAACGAGAGCCTGACTGACTGGAATTGTTATTCCAGAGGGCCGAGAAGCCGCGAGGAGCGTCTTCATCACGATCACCCTTCAGGCGGGCATTGCCCTTGAACTGAGGGGCCTTCTCGTTGGACATATTCTCGTTCGGCCAGAGAGCAAACTCAAAGGTGTAATTACCTTGAGCGTTGGGACCGGCTTGCTTTGCCTTGTTAAGAACTTCAGGCGTCAGTTCGACAGTGCCAGAGTAAGAGGGAGGAGAAAAAGAGGGCATTGGTAACTCCAAGAAAAAGTCCCTGTCAAGGGACGCCTCAGCTTAGCCAGGGATCAGCCCTTGTCCTCAGAAATGCGGAAAGGCTTCCCACCTGGGTAATGTTCGTTAAAGAATTTCTGGGTCTTCTCCTCGACGACCATGCCCTGGCAGAGCAGCTCGTTGGAGTCCAGCTCGATCAACTGCATGCTGCTGCCGCTTTTGGCGTCCTCTGGGTCATAAATGCCAATGACGCAGTAGGCCTTGCTGATCTCGATGTCATACATCTGTTCGATGGCCATGCTGTAGCCACCAAGCTGCATGCGATAGTCAGCAAGTTGGGAGTTGGATTTCTTTTTGTAACTGGTCTTCCAGTCTACGAGAGCAACTTTACCGTCTTCCATCTGCGCCAGCATGTCGAAAGTACCAGAAAAGCCAATCTCCTTCTCAGGAGAAAACCAGCCAATAGCGCTTTCTACAAGCAAGGGGGATCGCACTTCATTAATGAAGGCTTCAATGGCATGGAAATAGGGAGAGAACTGGGGACAGCGTTCAAGATGAGAAGCAAAATCTTCCCCATTCCATAGATCCTCCAATACTCCATGCAGCCATGTCCCACGTTCAGCGGCAAGGCGAGTGCGACGGTTTGCTTCCTCGTCACCAACACGCTTCCTCCAGTTGATCAGAGCCATAATCTTCCCCACGGGAGCGCAGGAACTGGTAATGGTCGTCATCGATGGGAGGACAATGTTTGGAGGGACATTAGGAAAGTCAACCATCCGGTAGTAGCGCTTGCTGTTGATCTGCAGCCGTTGCGGTTCATACGGACGTAAGTTCATCAGCTTGTCCCACTGCAGATCAAAACAGGCCATTATGCTAGTTGTCCTTTAAGAGGCGAGCAATGGCGGTTTGCCCTGTGATGAAATAGGCAAAATCCCTGGCTTCCGTAACGCTCTTTTCCTGTCCGCATACATCGCATGTATCTTGCCAGAACGACGAAACCCCTGCGCTGTAAACCCCAAAAGTGTTGCCACAGTCGGAGCAAGTTGTGTAAGCTTTTGCTAGTTTCACATAAAGCTTTTTAAGCTCTTTTTTATCAACAGGAAAAGCATTTAAGTTGGACATTGATAGTGTTCATCAAGAGGATAATCATTTTCGCCCATGGCAATACAGCCAGCAAAGCCGAGGGCTAAGCTGGCTGCTGCCAGGTCTACTTTTTTGACGCAACAAAAGCTGCCACTTCAGCAATAGACTCTTCCACTGACTTGTGCACACAAGAAGCCTTGATTGATTCAAGAGCCTTGGAAGCTTCAGTCTTAGGAATCTTGAGTCCTTTGCTACGGATCCAGGTGGTAACCATAGTGGCAAGCACTGTGCCGAAATCAGCAGCAGACTTAAGCTCGTCGGCCTTATTCATGCCAAGCGACTCAAGGGCTTCCTTACCAGCCATCAGGCTTTCCTGTTCGTCGCTGTACTCAAGCGGATTGGCCCTGCAGAAGGCCAGGAGAGCGCCTTTCCCATCGAACACTTCTGCTCCATTGGAGACAGTAGCTTCCGTTGCTCCAGCAGCCACAGGAGCTGTCTTAGCTGTAGGCGTTTCTTTTGTGGCCCGCGCTGCAGGCGCCGAGGCTTCCTTGGCATCATCAGCAGTGGGGATGTCTTCACCGGCATAAAGCTTGAGGCCCAGGCCAGTAAAGGTGGCAATAGCTTTTACGCTGGCACGTTGAACATTGTCGCTAATAGCACGTCCATCCAGCTCTTTAATGCTGTTATGGCGACGGTCCATGACTGGGAATACCAGTGCAGCCGTGCGGCGGACTCCATCGGTGAGATAAGGTCGCAAGAAATAAGCACCAGGATTACCAAAGACTGGATTACCATGGGTTTGCTCTTCAAATGCAACGTAAAAGGACGGGAAATGCTGCTTTAAATAGAAGAAAGCAAAAGGCCAGCTTAAATAAGAAAGGCCTTTGTAATCTTTCTCGACGTGCTGACCAATGGGGAGGTCATAAGCCGCCTTGAAATCTTCGGCGCTGATTTCAAGTGAAGTAAAAAGGCCAACAGAACGCTCTGCGAGCAGAAGATCAGCAGCGTAGCTGGTGTCAGTCAATGGCATGTTCACGTTCTCCATAGAAAAGGACGACAAGTTTATCTTTGGGTTCGTAAGGAACCATCAAGCTAGTGCCAGGAAGAGGCCAGTCATCCATCACGCGAATATCACGAATGGATTCCAGGCGGGACAGGCTAAAGGCATCTTCCAGGGTGTCCTGCTCAAAACTAAGGACAATTTCTGCATCACTGGAACAGCATATTGCGGCTTGCTCCAGTATCAATTGAAGCTCAGATAGTTTCATCAGGATCAAGAAGTTCCCAAGGGGATTTGGAATCGGGGTCGGTGTGGTCAACGCACCATTCCCAAGCACCATTAGCCAGTAAAGCTTCTCCTTCCCATGCTGCCGTGCTACGAATCAAGCGCTCAAGGGCTTCGCTACGGGAGAGATGGGCCATTGCGGCGATGCTGCTCAGATGAGCGTTTGCAGTATCGGTGATTGTGAAATGACGCTTAAGCTTTGGTTCACCATGCTGCGACTTGGGCATCAGGCATGAAGAAGTCAGGTGGGACTGGCACACGCTAGTGGCCCTTTTCGCATTGTCCACACAATGGCCTATAAGAGTTTCTTATGGGGCGTCAATGTAGACACCAGCAAACCGTGCGCCATGATATGCCCTTAATTCCTTGCCACGGATGGCTTTCTCGATCCTTGACTACTTAGACCAGCTTGAGACAAGCAATGAGCCAGGGAAATATCTCTGTCCTGCCTGCGGTGGTAACGACTTCTCGGTGAACAAGAAGACTGGAGCGTATAGCTGTTGGCACGACCCGTCTCCAGAACACCGCGCTGAAATCAGGAATGTTCTTGCTCCTATGGTCCGATGGGAGAAGCCGGCCAGATCCAGCGGCCACTACTGCTTTTCTTATGAAAACCTTAAAGGTGAAGTAGTTGTTAAGGTTAATCGGGATGACGACAGCGGCGCCAAGAAGATATGGCAAGAGTTCCCGACCATCGACCACGACTCCCCTAGTCACAAAACTACATTACAAGAAGTTAAATCTGGAATTCTTCCTTACAAATACAAGGAGGCTATCGAGGAAAGCGAGCGCACTGGCTCTCCTATTTTCATTGTTGAAGGCGAACTTACTTGCGAAATGGTTTGGTCAATTGGCCTGCCATGTGTAACTTTCCTTGGTGGCAGTAAACAATATCGAACAAATGGTGATTACAGCAATCTTTTTAAAAGCAAGGAAATTGTTTTAGCTCCTGATCGCGACGAACAAGGCGTCGCCTTCATGAGAGAAATTGAAGCTGACAATCCTGGTGCCAAGTGGGTTTACGCGGATCCAAGCTCTTGGGAATGGCAGAATCTTCCTAGTGGCAATGGATACGATTTAGCGGACTATATTGAGGAAGGTGCAACAAAAGACGACATTCTTTCCTCCATTGTTTCTAAAGGCAAACATCAAGGGCAAAATGGTAAACCAACATACGAAGAAATTATTTCAACAATAGAAAACTATGTTGGTCTTTAT